ATCGTTTTTTCGCACCGGCGATATCCGGCAAAGGGGTTTTTGTGGGACGAAAGGCAAAGCCGCCGGCACTGAAGCTGCTCGCCGGCACGTCGCGCCCGGACCGCGAGCCGGCCGATGCGCCGTCGTTCGAGCCGGTCAGGGAGTTCCCCGATCCGCCGCAACACCTGAACCCGGACGGTGCGCAGGCGTGGAACGACCTCGGGCCGAAGCTGGTCGCCGCCGGCGTCTTGCAGGAGGTCGACCTCTACCCGCTCGAGCAGGTCTGCTACGCGTGGCAACGGTTCCGGCAGAAGGCGAAGGCCGGCATGGACATGAGCGCATCGGACGACAACGCGCTGAAGGCGCTCTGGTCCGAGTTCGGGATGACGCCGGCCGCGCGTCGCCGAGTTGCCGCCAACCTGGTTGATCCGAATGTCGAGAAGCCCAAGGGGAACGCGTTCGCCGGGATCGGCAAGCGGCCAGCGTGATCACGTCGCCATCGCGATCGCGTACGCGCGAGAAGCGGCGGCCGACAAGCGAGGGAAGAAGTTCGGCAAGTGGGTCCGGCTGGCGGCACGCCGGTTCCTCGACGACCTGAAGCGGTCGAAGCGCAAGGGCGCACCGTTCCGGTTCTGCGCCTGGCACGCCGCGGACCCATGCCGGTTCATCGAGCAGCTGCCGCACGTCGAGGGTCGGTGGGAGACGCCGAACATCGTGCTGCACCCGGCGCACGTATTCGCGACGGTCAACATCTTCGGCTTCCGGAATCCCGACGGCACGCGCCGGTTCAGCGAGGCGCTGTTCGCTGTCGCGCGCAAGAACGCGAAGTCGACATGGGCGGCCGGCGTCCTGCTGTACTGCGAGTGCTGCGAGGGCGAGGTCGGGCCGCAGGTGGTGTCGGCGGCGACGACCGGCGCGCAGGCGCGCATCGTGTTCGGGATCGCGCGTCGGATGGTCGAGCGGACGCCCGACCTGCGCATCGCGTTCGGTGTCGAGCCGTTCGCCAACGCGATCGCATGCCTGTCGAACGGTGGCACGTTCAAGCCGATCAACGCGAAGGCCTCGACGCAGGACGGCCTGAACCCGAGCTCGGCCGGCCTCGACGAGGTGCACGCGCACAAGTCGCACGATCTGCTGAACGTGCTCAAGTCTGCCGCCGGCGCGCGCGCGAACCCGCTGTTCCTGTTCACGACGACGGAGGGCTACGAGACGCCCGGACCGTGGCCGGAGTTGCGGCACTTCGCGCAGCAGGTACTCGAGGGTGTGATCGAAGCCGATCACCTGTTCGCCCTGATCTACGCCGTCGACGAGGACGACGAGGACTTCGACGACACGAAGTGGATCAAGGCCAACCCGCTGATGGACGCGAATCCGCTGCTGGCGCGCGAGATGGCGAAGCTGGCGATCGAGGCCCGGGCGATGCCCGGCCGGCTCGGCGAGTTCCGGATCAAGCGGCTGAACCGGCAGGCGTCCGCAGCGCGCGCGCTGATCGACATCGCCCGGTGGAAACGCTGCGACGGCGCGGTCGACCTGGACTGGCTGGCGCAGTTCCCGTGCTGGGCAGCGTTCGACCTTTCGAGCACGACAGACCTCACGGCCTGGCGTCTTGTCTGGCGCGTGGAGGGACGGTGGTACACCTGGGGCCGGCGCTGGGTGCCCGCGGACGCGGTGGCGCATCGGACTGAGCGTGGTGCGCACGCCTACGCCGGCTGGGTCGCGGCCGGCCTGATCGAACAGACGCACGGCGACACCGTCGACTACGCGGTCATCGAGGCGGCGATCCGCGAGGACGCGGAGCGTTTCCGGCCGACGGCGATCGCCTTCGACGATTGGAACTCGCGCGACCTGTGCAATCGGCTGATCGCGGACGGACTGCCCCTGGTCAAGTTCATCCAGGGTGCTCGCTCCTACCACCCTGCAATGCAAGAGGTCGAGCAGGCCTACCGCAAGGGCTACCTCGCGCACTCCGGCGACCCGGTGCTGCGTTGGTGCGCCAGCAACGTCGTGCCGCGGTACGACGCGAACCTGAACATGGCTCCGGACAAGAAGCGGAGCCCCGACAAGATCGACGACATGGTGGCCCTCTACATGGCCGTCGGCGTCGCCCTGGCAGCGGACGACGAGGGCGACATGGGTGACTTCCTGGCGAATCCGGTGATCGTTTGACGTGAAGACCAAGACCGCGAAGAAGCCGGGGCGCATCCGGGCCGCCATCCTGAACTGGCTCGACGTTCCGGGCACGTTGACCGATGCCGATTGGTGGGCGCCGCTGTCGATCCGCTCGGACTCTGGGCAGGCCGTCACGCCGACGACCGCGATGCAGCTGTCCGCGGTGTGGGCGTGCACGCGGCTGATTGCCGAGACGATCAGCACGCTGCCGCTGTCGATGTATGAGCGCACGAGCGCCGGCAAGCGCGTCGCGCGCAATCATGCGCTGCAGTTCGTGATCCACGACCAGCCGAATGTCGACAGTACCGCGGCGGTGTTCTGGGAATCGACGGTCGCGGCGATGCTCCTGCGCGGGAACGCCTACGTCGAGAAGCTGATGGCCGACAGCCGGCTCGTCGGCCTGCAGTTTCTTGCGCCGGGCCGACTGAGCGTCACGCGCGGGCTCGAAGGTCGGAAGGAGTATCGCTACACCGAGGACAACGGTCGCCAGCGCGTCATCCCGCGCGATCGCATCTGGACGATCCCCGGCTTCACGCTCGACGGGAAATGCGGCGTGTCGGTCGTTCAGTACGGCGCGAACGTGTTCGGCGCCGCGCAGGCCGCCGATGTGGCAGCCGGCAAGACCTTCGCCAACGGCCTGATGCAGACGGTCTACTTCAAGATGGAGCGCGTGCTCTCGGAGAAGCAGCGCACCGAGTTCCGCGACAACCTGAAAGAGATCACCGGCGCGATCAACGCCGGCAAGTCGCCCCTGCTCGAGGGTGGCATGGAAGCCGACACGCTCGGCATCAACCCGAACGACGCGCAGTTGCTCGAATCGCGCGGATTCAGCGTCGAGGAAATCTGCCGCTGGTTCCGCGTTCCGCCCTTCATGGTCGGCCACGCCGAGAAGTCGACGAGCTGGGGCACTGGCATCGAGCAGCAGATGATCGGCTTCCTGACGTTCACCCTGGCGCCGTGGCTGCGCCGGATCGAGCAGGCGATCAGCAAGGACCTGCTCACGCCGGCAGAGCGCCTGCGCTTCTACCCGAAGTTCGCCGTCGAGGGCCTGCTGCGCGCTGACAGCGCGGGCCGCTCGGCGTTCTACACCGCGATGGTCAACAACGGCGTGCTGACGCGCGACGAGGTCCGCGAGCTCGAGGACCGGGAGCCGATGGGCGGCAATGCCGCGGTGCTGACCGTGCAATCGGCGATGACCACGCTCGACAGCATCGGCCTCGGTGTCGATGACGCCAACACCGCGCGCGCGGCGATCCGCGCATTCCTCGGCCTCGCCGACGACAGGAAGGATTGAACCATGACGACCCGCCAACTCCCGGGTGCGCCTGCCGGCCGCCCGCAGGCCGACGTGCGCCCGCACCTTGCGCCAGCGGCGCTCGATCGCTGGGATGCCGGCGTGCGCGCTGCGGCCGACGACGAGGACCGCTCGATCAGCGTCTACGACGTGATCGGTTACGACTACTGGACCGGCGAGGGCGTAACGGCGAAGCGCATCGCCGGCGCGCTGCGCTCTCTCGGAAAAGGGCCGGTGACGGTCAACATCAACAGCCCCGGCGGTGACCTGTTCGAGGGCATGGCGATCTACAACCTGTTGCGCGAGCACCCGGGTGACGTGACGGTGAAGGTGCTCGGGGTGGCGGCCTCCGCGGCGTCGATCATCGCGATGGCCGGCGACACCGTGCAGATCGCACGCGCCGGATTCCTGATGGTGCACAACTGCTGGGTCATGGCGATCGGCAACCGCCACGACCTGCGCGAAGTGGCCGACACGCTCGAGCCGTTCGACACGGCGATGGCCGACATCTACGCCGCGCACACAGGCAAGGACGTCAAGGCCATGGCCAAGCTCATGGATGCCGAGACGTGGATCGGCGGCAGCGCCGCGATCGAGCAGGGTTTCGCCGACGAACTGCTGCCTTCCGACCAAATCGCCAGCGACGGCGAGAAGGCGAAGGCCAGCGCGGTGCGCCGCATCGAAGCGGCCATGCGTGCGAGCGGCATGCCGAAGAACGAGGCCGTTCGCCTCATCAGCGACTTCAAGTCCAGCCTCCGGGCTGGCGGCGTGACGGGCGACCCGTCCGCGACCGGCGAGGGTGACCCTGCCGAGCTGCGCGAGTCCGCGGCCATCGCCGCATCCCTGACCACCATTCTCTGAGAGGTAGCACCATGGCCGCCGATGGCGACATCAAGGCAATCAACGAATCCCTGAAGCAGGTCGGCGACCAGCTGAAGGCCCACGCCGAGAAGGCGGACAAGGAGATCAAGGCGCACGCCAAGCTCTCCGAGGAAACCCGCGCCAAGGTCGACGAACTGCTCATGCAGCAGGGCGAGCTGCGCGCGAACCTGCAGTCGGCCGAGCAGAAGCTCGCCAAGCTCGAGCAGGGCGGCGGCGAGCCCGAGCGTCCGCAGACGATGGGCGAGCAGGTCACCGCGAACGAAGGCTTCCAGACCTGGGCGAAGCGCCCGGCCGGCTCGTTCGCGATGGGCGTGCAGGCGAAGATCACGGAAGGCGCCGCATCGGCGGGCGACCTGATCCTTCCGGATCGCATCCCGGGCATCCAGCATCCGGGCCTGCGTCGCCTGACGATCCGCGACCTGATCGCGTGGGGTCGCACGACCTCGAACTCGGTCGAGTTCGCGCGCGAGCTGGTGTTCACCAACAGCGCCGCGCCGGTGTCCGAGAACCCGTCGGCCGGCAAGGCGGAATCGAACATCACGTTCGAAGCCGCGCAGGCCCCGATCGTGACGATCGCGCACTGGATCCACGCGTCGAAGCAGGTGCTCGCCGACGTGCCGCAGCTGCAGTCGTACATCGACGGCCGCCTGCGCTACGGCCTGAAGCTTGTCGAGGAAAACCAGCTGCTGAACGGCAGCGGTGTCGGCCTCAACCTCGACGGCATCTACACGCAGGCCACGGCCTACAGCAACCCGGGCGTGACCGTGCAGGCCGAGACCCGCCTCGACCGTCTGCGTCTGGCCCTGCTGCAGGTCGAGCTCGCCGAGTACTGGGCGGACGGTATCGTGATCAGCCCGATCGACTGGGCTGCGATCGAGCTGACGAAGACCGAGGACAACGCCTACCTGTTCGCCAACCCGCGTTCGGTGAACTTGCCGGGCCTGTGGGGTCGCAACGTCGTTCCGACGCAGGCGATCTCGGCCGACGACTTCCTCGTCGGTGCGTTCGGCGGTGGCCTGGCGGTGCAGGGCTGGGATCGCGAGGACGTCAACGTCGTGATCTCGCTCGAGGACCGCGACAACTTCATCAAGAACATGGCGACCATCCGCTGCGAAGAGCGGATCGGTCTCACGGTCTACCGGCCGGCCGCGTTTGTGAAGGGCGGCTTCGACGACCTGAGCTGATCCGGTCGAACCAGTGCAACCACCTGAAAGGGCGGCTTCGGCCGCCCTTTCTCTTTGGAGCCGAGCATGATCGTCACCGCACTTTCCACGTTCAACCACTGTGGCGTCACCTACAAGCGGGGTGACACACCGAACATCACGAGCACCGCGGCGCGCGCGCTGCGCGAGAAGGGCCTCGTCAGCTTCTCCGGCCTCCCGGCCGATGAACACCCTCCCCAGGCCGGTGGGACGGATTCACCGTCGTCTGCATCGCTTCCGGCCCAAGCTGCACCGCAGACGACGTCGAGCGAATCCGACGCTGGCGATTCGGAGCCGGCGAAGGGCAAGCGCAAGAAGGCGAAGGACGATCCGGAGGAACCGGCCGGCGAGCCGTAGTCGTCACGAACACGATGTTCAAGGCCGCCCCTTGGGCCGATGCGCTGTATGCGATCGACCCGCCGTGGTGGAAGGTCTACGGGCAGGACGTCATCGAATCGTTCCGTGGCCTTCGCTTCAGCGGCCGGCAGCAACACGGGTTCGCGCAGGCGAGTCCGTTCCAGACGTTCAGCAACTCGGGAGCCGCGGCGATCGCGCTGTCGGCCTGGATGGGTGCGCGCCGCATCGTCCTGGCCGGCTATGACTGCCAGCGAACAGGCGGCAAGTCGCATTCGCACGGCGACCACCCGCCGAGCCTCGGCAACGCGAAGAGCATGCCGCAGTGGTTCGAGCGATTCGCACAGTGCTCGCGGCAAATGCGCGCGCTCGGGGTCGAGGTCATCAACGCGTCGCGCGCCACTGCGCTGACGTGCTTTCCACGTGGAACCTTGGAGGAACAGCTTGAACAGGCTGCCACCGAATAGCGTGCGCGGGCAGGTCCGCGCGTGGATCGAGAAGCACGCAGCCGGCCTCGGCGATGACGTGCTCGAGGTCGGCTCGCGCATGCACACGCCGGACGCCTGGTGGGTCGTGAATCGCGACCTCGCCCGCGGCCAGTGGACAGGCATCGACATGCAGCCGGGCCCGAACGTCGACGTGGTCGCGGATCTTCATGACCCGCCCGACGAGTGGATCGGCCGGTTCTCCGGCGTCGTGCTGTCCGAGGTGCTCGAGCACGTGCGCAACCCGTGGACCGCGCTGGTGCGGCTGCGCGCGCTGATGCAGCCCGGCGCGCTGCTGATCGTGACGGTCCCGTTCTGCTTCCCGCGGCACGCGTTCCCTGATGACTTCTACCGGTTCACGGAGTCGGGTCTGCGCGCCGTGCTCGAGGTGTCCGGCTACAAGGACGTCGCGACGGCGAACAGCGGGCCGAACGTGGCATTCGCCCTGAACGACCACGGCGAGCGCGGATTGATCCGGCGGCAGGAGCCGCTGCACACCTTCGCGGTCGCGCGCGCATGACGCTGCAGGTACTCACGACCACGGGCGGCAGGCCCGAGGCTTTCGGCATGTGCGTCGAGTACATGCGCCGGCAGACGTACACCGAGCCCGTGCGCTGGGTGATCGTCGACGACGGCGAGCCGGGCATCGATGCGCCGACCATGCCGGCGACCTGGAAGGTCGAGGTGATGCGCACGCGGCCGGTGTGGCAGCCCGGCCAGAACACGCAGGCGCGGAACCTGCGCGCCGGCCTGCTGGCGATCGACGGCGAGGTCCCGCTGGTGATCGTGGAGGACGACGACTGGTATTCTCCGGCGTGGCTTCAGACCTGCGCGGATGCGCTCACGCACTGCGAACTGTTCGGTGAGGCCGGCGCGCGGTACTACCACGTCCGCCGGCGCGTCGCGCGGAACATGGGCAACGTCGCGCACGCGAGCCTGTGCAGCACGGCGACGATCGGGCGCGCGACGCGAATGCTGTTCAGCCTCGCGGGCCGACACGCGTCCGGCCTTGACATGCGGCTCTGGCGCGAGTGCCGGGTGCCGGCGATGTTGACGGTCGCGACGCACGTCGTGGGGATTAAGGGCATGCCGGGCCGCGGAGGTATTGGCATCGGGCACAGAGACGACTTCGCCGGAGACCAGGACGATGACTTGTCCGTGCTGCGATCGTGGATTGGCGATGACGCGGAGCGCTACGCATGCTTCAGGTCCTGACGACAACCGGCTGCCGGCCGGAGGCGTTCGCGCTGTGCGCACGCTGGATGGCGCGGCAGACGTTCCGCGGACAGGTTCGATGGATCGTGGTCGACGACGGCGAAGAACCCACGCCGATGCCGGCCGAGCTGCCGGAGAACTGGTGCATCGACGTGGTTCGGCCGATGCCGTTCTGGCGCGAGGGTGATCGCACGCAGCCGCGGAACTTCGTCGCCGGCCTCGACGCGGCCCTGCAGGCGCCGGTCGTCGTCGTCGAGGATGACGACTGGTATGCGGCCGACTACCTCGAGACCTGCGCCGCGCGCCTGCGCGAGCACGATCTCGTCGGCGTCGGGCCGCAGCGGTGGGCGAACGTGCGGCTGCAGCGTGTCGGTGCGTACCGGGCTGCGTGGCCGTGGACGTCGTCGATGGCGTTCAACGGCCGCGTGATCGAGCACCTGCGCGCGATCGCCGCGAGCCGCGAGGCCTACGTCGACCGCGACGGGTGGGAGCTGTACGCGGGGCGAAAGCGCTATTTCCCCGACGGCCGCGTGGTCGGCATCAAGGGTCTGCCGGGACGCGGCGGCTACATGCCGTGCCACCACCAGCCACAGGGTTCGCGCGACCCAGGGCTGCGCATGCTCGAACGCTGGATCGGAAGCGACGTGGAGGCCTACCGTGAGTTTCGTTGACCTCGCCACCGTGAAGGCGTGGCTGCGCGTGTTCCAGTCCGCGGATGATCCCCTGCTGCAGCAGATGATCGACCAAGCTGAGGACGAGGCGCTGCGCTTCCTGAACCGCACGGAGCCGCCGACGCTCCCGCTCGACTACCCGAGCGAGTGCGAAAGCGAGCAGGTTCCGAGCAGCGACGATCCGATCGCGCCGTCGTTCGAGAAGGCCGTCTGCATCCTCGTGCAGGCCGCCTACGAGCAGACGGACCCCGACAAGGCCGAGCGCATGCGCCGCAACGCCGAGACCGTCCTGATGCCGTACCGGCGCGGGCTGGGGGTCTGAGTGGACGCCCAACGCTACCGCCACCGCGTGAACATCCAGGAGAAGGTCGCGGGCCCACAGAACCCGCGCACCGGCGCCGTGCCCTACACCTGGGAAACGGTGTGGCTCGACAGCGATACGCCGCTCAACGAGGTGCCGGCCGAAGTCCTGACCGGGCGCGGCCGCGAGTTCTACGCCGCCGACGCGAAGCAGGCCGAGACGACAGCGCGCATCCAGATGCCGTGGTTCCCCGGCCTGCTGCCGACGTGGCGCATCCTGTGGGATGGCAAGGTGTTCGACATCACCGGCATCGAGACCGACGCCACTGCGCGCAGGCAGTACCGCATCACCTGCAAGGACGGGCTCACTGATGGCAGTTGAAACCGTATCGGTGCAAGGCTTGGCGGGCGTCCTCGATGCGCTGCGCAAGCTGCCGCCCGAGATCGTCTCGAAAGCCGGCGGCCCCGTGAAGCTGGCACTGAAGAAGGCCGCCGAGGTCCTCCGCGACGAGGCGAAGCGCAATGTGCAACGCATCATCGACACACCGAACAAGAGCGGCGAGAACGAAAGCACCGGCCTGCTGATGAAGTCGATCCAGGCGAAGCGCAGCCGCATGCGCGGTGGCGAGCGCGGCGAGGCCTTCGTCGTCGGCATCAAGCGCGGACAGAGATACCCGCAGGGCCGACAAGGCAGGAAAGGCGGCATCACGGCCGTGCAGGTCGGGCGACTGCTGGAGTACGGCACAGAGCGCCGGCAGCCGATGCCATGGCTGCGACCGGCGTTCGATGCGAAGAAGGGCGCCGCGGTGCAGACGTTCGTCGCGGAGATGCGCGCGCGAACGCAGAAGGTGATCGACCGTGTCGAGCGCGAGGCGAGGGCGAAGGGATGAACCTGCCGAGCCTGTTCCCGCTGATTGCCGCGGACCCGTCCGTGACGGCGTTCATCGGCACGTCGCCGGTGCGGTTCTACCCGCACGGCACCGCGCCGCAGGGCGTCGTCGCACCGTACCTGACGCAGTTCGCCTCGACGATCCTGCCGATCAACACGCTGGACCGTGGCGCCGCTCGCGCGGACTCGACGCTCGTCCAGGTGTCGTGCTGGTCGGACAACGGCGGCGACGCCGTCGACGAACTGCGCGACCTCGCCGCCGCGGCGCGCCGGTGCATCGAGCGCGCGCACCACGTCGAGGCCGTGCGCGACATGCGCAAGGACATCGAGACCGGCCGCTACCGCATTGACTTCGACGTGCGCGTGTTCGTGCACCGCGAGGATGACGCCTCGAGTAGCGACTCGATCAGCAGCTCGAGCACCTGACGAGACCAGAAACACGGATCACGAAGGCCCGCCATGCGCGGGCCTTCTGCGTTTTGGCCGAGCGCTCGGCCATATACCGGCGGACTCCCCGCCAACATCGATGAGGAAAGTGTCATGACCGAAGGCGTAATCGAAACCAAGTACACCCGGCTCTGCTTCGGCTATTCGCCGGGTGCATCGTCGTCCGATCCGGACGGCACCATCGTTCTGCAGGTCGCGTGCCCGACCGGCATCCCCGACCTCACCTCCGGCGCGCGGCCGAAGCAGGACATGACCTGCCTCTCGTCGCCGGTGCGCGAGTACTTCAGCGGCCTCGCCGATCCCGGCGAACTGGCGATCCCGATCAACTTCATCCCGCGCAGCGAGTCGCATCAGGCGCTCATCGCGGCGAAGGAGCAGGGGGCCAACCTTGTCATGCCGTGGATGGTCGTGTTCAGCGACCAGGCCGCGCTGCCCGTCAGCGTCGACAGCGATGGCAATCTGCTGTCGCCCGGCTCGACGACCGTCGGGTTCCGCGGCTATGTCTCGAACTTCGCCATCAACGCCCAGGTGGGCGACATCTGGCGCGGCACCGTGACGATCCAGGTCAACAGCGAGCTGGCCTGGGATCTGCCGGCTGCCGACCTGCCGTAACCGGCTCAACGGCGTCCACCTCTCCACTCAACCGTCCGGGCGGCGCGCGGCTCTGCGCGTTCGCCGTGCGTATCCGCGCGTCGTTCCGGGCGACCATTGAAAGGCAACGGCGATGGAACTAATCAAGAAAACCCTGAAGCACAAGGGCACCGAGACCACGGTGTATTTCCGCGAACTCACGGCTGGCGAGCAGCTGTCCCTCGTGAAGGGCCAGACGTACCGCGGCAATGCGAAGTCGGGCAACGTCGAGATCGATGTCGGCGAGAACGTCGAGTCGCAACAGCGGCTCGTGCTGATGACGCTCGTTGACGAGAACGGCAACCAGGTCTATGCGCACATCAAGCAGCTTCATGCCGAGCCCGCGAGCAAGATCATCGCGCTCGGCAAGCTCGCCGAAGAGGCGCAGAGGGCCGATGTCGACGATGCGGGCGACGCGTTGCCCGCCGGAGAAGCCGAGGGAAACGGCTGACGGCTGATCCGTTCCTTCGCACGCTCGTGCGGCTCTCGGTGCTCTACCGGGAGCCGCTCGCGCGCGTCATGGATTGGCCGGTGTCCCATGTGCGCCTGATCGCGACGTACCTGTCGCGCGAGCCGGCGCCTGATGAACGCATCGAGCTGGCGCTCGCGCAGATCGCAACGATGTACGCCAACTCGCACCGGCCGAAAGATCGACCGCCGGCAAAGCTCGTCGACTTCCTTCCAGCGCGCGACGCCTGGAAGGCCGCTCCCGCCATAACGCCGTCATCGGATCGCTACAGCGAATCCGACCGGCTGATGTTGTCCGCCCTGATGAATCGGAGTCCTCCCCTGTGATTATCTCAATCGCGCTTCGTGCCCTCACCGGCACGTTCATCACGGATATGGGCCGCGCGGAGAAGGAGACCGCGCGCGCCGCGAAGAAGATGCAGAAGGACCTCGAGGAGGCCGGCAAGGTCATCGGAACGGCACTGGCCGCCGTGACCACGGCAACCGCTGCGCTGGTCAAGAGCGCCATCGACAACATGGACCGCCTCGACGAAGCTGCGCAGCGCGTGGGCGTGTCGGCGAAACAGCTCTCGACGCTTGAGTACGCGGCCAAGCGCGGTGCGGTGTCGTCCGAGCAGCTGGAAGCGGCGCTCGGCAAGCTGGCGAAGTCGGCCAGCGACACGGCTGCCGGCACGGGCACCGCGGCGAAGGGATTCGAGCATCTCGGCATCTCCGTCAAGAACACGGACGGCACGCTGAAGTCGACGGAGCAGCTGCTCAAGGAGGCCGCGACTGAATTTGCCAAGTACGAGGACAGCGCGCAGAAAACAGCCGTTGCCATGGCGATTTTCGGAAAGTCCGGCAAGGACATGCTGCCGTTCCTGAACCAAGGCGCGGATGGGATGCGGGAACTTCAGGACCGCGCAAAGGCGCTTGGTCTTGAAATCTCCGATGCGGCAGCGGCGCAGGCCGGCGACTTCAACGACGCCATGGGCGACATGGCTGATCTCGTGCGCGGCGTTGGCAACGACATCGCGCAAGCCTTGCTGCCGAAGCTGACGCAGATCGCCGAGGCGTTCGTCGATGCCGGGGTAGGAGCGCGGGAAGGCGGGAACAACTTCGAGTGGCTTGGCACGGTGGCGGAGTACGTCGCCAAGACGTTCACCGTGCTGAAGGCGGTGATCGAAGGGCTGACGAACCTCGTTGCGGCCACGTTCGACAGCATCGTCGGCGTTGGGCAGGTGGCAGCCGGCGCCGTCGGCGGCGTGGTCGAGGGAATCAAGGGTTCGCTCAAGCAGTTGACGGGAGACTTTGCCGGCGCGAACGAATCGTTCATGAAGATGCGCGGGAACTTCGCCGAGGGTTGGACCGAGGGCGCAAAGACGATCTCGACCGCATGGTCGACGGCAACGGATGGCATCGAAGTCGCGCTTGCCGGCATGAACGCTACGCTCGACGCGATCGACAAGCCGATCGAGAAGGCCGCCGGCAGCACGGAGACGCTGCGCAAGAACATGCAGGCATTCGCTGACGAAGGCGCGATGGCGGCTGCCGCAAAGGCCGCCGATGGGCTGGAGTCCGCGATTCGGAAGATCGTTGACATCACCTCGCAGCTTACCGCCGTCGATCCGGTAGACCAGGCGTGGGCAGATTACGAAAAGACGATGCGCGACATCGCTGATGCCGCGGCAAAGGCCGAGGCCGAGAACGCAAAGCTTGGCGCGCGTGGAATTGAGCAGGCAGAAATCCTGCGCATGGTTGACGATGCGGAGAACGCGGCTGCTGATGCGCGCGAGCGAACCATTGCGGCCATCGAGCGCGAGCGCGACGTAACGGGCCAGTACGTCGCCGAGCTTGCCGACGAAGCGCGCCTGATCGGCCTGACAACGGCACAGCAGCGCGCAGAGACGATCGTCATGCGCGCGCTTGCGGACGCCAAGCGGTTGAACGCTGCGGCCGGAAAGGAAGTCGTGAAGGTCGACACCGAGCGCCTTCGCGCGCTGGCGAAGATCAACGAGGCGTTGAGCAAAGCGGCAACGATCAATGACGCCTCCAAGTCGCCGATCTTGGAGATGGTAGATCAGGCCAAGGAACTCGGCGACGCGATCAAGGCGGCGTTCGAGGAGGGGATGGACCCCGAGATTATCGCGCCGATGCAAAAGGCCGTCGAGAAGTTGAACGCGCAGGTTGCGATTCAGACGCTCGGATCGTACAAGGCGCTACTCGGCGCCATGCAGACCTTCACTAAGGAAGGTAGCAAGGGTTTCAAGGCGATCGAGAAGGGCATGGCCGCCCTGCAGATCGTGCAGGACATCATCGCGTTGAAGGCGGCTGTAACCGCCGTGCTGACACAGGGCCAGGGCGAACCGTACAGCGCATGGGCGCGCATGGCGGCGATGGCCGCTGCGGTCGCTCCGTTCATTGCCAGCATCGGCTTGTCGCTGAAGAGTTTCGGCGGCGGTGGCGGGAAGGACATGACGTCGGAGAACCGGCAGGCCTCGCAGGGCACCGGTTCGATCCTCGGCGATGCGACTGCGAAGTCCGAGAGCATCCTCAACGCCGTCGAGATCACGGCGAACGCCACGCAGCAGCTCGTCGGCATCAATCGAGGGATGCTGAACGCGCTGCACTCGCTGCAGAACGCGCTCGGCGCGGCCGGCAACCAGCTTGCGCGCGGCGCGGCGGATGTGGAGTTCGGCGGCCTGAGCCAAGGGTTCAACCTCGACATCCTCGGCAAAGACCCGCTCACCCGATCGCTCAGCAACGCCATCTTCGGCGGCGGCCGGAAGATCGTCGACAATGGAATCATCATCGCCGGTGGCGCGCTGAATGACATGCTCGAAAGCATCGTCGTGGGTGCGTACCAGACGATCAGGACGGACGGCGGCCTGTTCGGCAGCGACAAGATCAAGGATCGAATCACCGACATCTCCGACACGTTCGGGCGGCAGTTCCAGCTCGTGATTGGCTCGATTGCGGACACGGTGCGCGAAGGCGCGCTCGCGCTCGGGCTGCTGCCGGAGGAAGTCGAAGCGGCGCTGGCGGCGTTCCGCGTCGAGGAAATCCGCATCAGCCTCAAGGGCCTCGATGCCGAGGAGCAGCAAAAGGAGATCGAGGCGGTATTCAGCCGCCTGTTCGACGGCCTCGCCGGTGCCGTGGTGCCGTGGATCGACCAGTTCCAGCAAGTCGGCGAGGGCTTGGGCGAGACGTTGGTGCGCGTGGCGACCGGCGTGCAGGTGACGCAGGAAGCTGTGCGCTATCTCGGCTTCGCGCTCGATGAAACCGACCCCGAGAAGTTCGCGCAGATCAGCGAGGGGCTGCTCGAACTCGTCGGCGGCATCGACGCCATGATCGAGGGCATGACGGCGTTCATGGGTGCGTTCGCTCCGGCGAATCACCTGCTCGAAGTCGCCGCCGGATCGCTCACGTCCGCCTTCGAGCAAGCCGGCCTCGTGCTGCCCGAGACGCGCGACGCGATGTGGGCGTTGATGCAGACGTTCGACGCGACGACCGAGGAAGGCCGCGAACAGATCGCAACGCTGATCCGCCTCGCCGGCGTGGCGCGCGACTACTTCGACCTGCTCGACAAGGCCGAGAAGGCTCGGCTGGACTATGCGATCAAGGCAAGCGAGCTGATGGTCGAGCTTGGCCAGGCGGGCGGGTTCATCGCCGGCCGCGCTGAGATCGAGAAGTGGACGACGGACACGATCCGTTCGCTGAACGACCTTGCGCGTGCCGCGGGGCGCGCGGGCGCATCCGAGCAGGACCTTGTGAACGTCCATGCCGTCGCTGCGCAGCGCATCGCGGCACTGATCGCCAAGCTCAAGGACGAATCGCGCGACCTTGCTGCCACGCTCGGCTACATCACGGGCGGCAGCGGAGACACGATCGAATCCCTGAACGCGCAGATCGCATCGCTTTCCGGCGCCAGCGGGGATGCTGCCGATGCGATCGGGCAGGCCATCGACGGCATGCGCGAGAAGATGAACCTGCTGCTCGGCGACCTCTCCCCGTTCAACGACCAGCGCAAGCTCGAACTCGCGTTGCAGGGATTGCGCGAAGGCACGGTCGACCCGCAGCAGGTGCTGGAGATCGGCCGGCGCCTGTACGCCAGCACGTCGAACTACACCAACCTGTTCAATCAGGTCATGGGCATGGCGAACTTCCGTTCGACGACGCCGGGCGGGAATGTCGGCAGCTCTGGCGATGGCCGATCGCTCGACGAACTCATCGCCGCGCGTGATGCGCTGGTGGCTGCGCAACGGCCTGAGATTGCCGACCAGCTCGCGCGCCGGATCGCAGAGTTGTCCTACGCCACGGGCGACAGCTTCGCCGAACTCGCCGAGTCGATGGGCTGGACGTTGGGCCAGCTTGGCGCCGACCTGTCGCTCACCGACGAGAAGCTGCAGGCGTACCTGGAATCGCTGGTCGCGCAATTCGAGGCGCAGGACTGGTCGGCAATCAGCGAATCGTTCGACGACTCGATCACCACTAACACGGATCGCATCGTGGACGCGATCGAGGGGCGGACTGCATCGCTCAGCGAGCAGATGGAATCGACCACGATCGTTGCCGAGAAGCTCGAATCCATTGCTGTGCGCATCGACTCGCTGGCGAGCACAATCGTGTCGAGTGACAGGCAGACCGACGCAACGCTCGGCGGCGCGCTGTCGGGGATGGCGCAGGAAACGCGAGAGCTGAACCTGGAGATCAGGGCCAGCGGAGGCCGGCGTGTCGCTTGGGTACTTGAGAGATGAAGTACCAGCGCATCCTTGCCCTTACGATCAATCCGGGTCTAGCGATTGTTGGCATCCTGCCGCCTGTTGGCTATGGCGTTTCCTACAGCGCTACGCTGGTTGGATACGGCGGAATCGAGCCGTACCAGTGGGCGCTCGTATCCGGCTTCCTGCCTGCCGGCCTTTCGTTCGGCGTGGACAGCAACGGCGATTTCGTGCTGTCCGGCACGACCTCGGCCGTGGGCCTGTACCCGATCACTGTCATTCTGCGCGACTCGTCGGGCAAGTCGGTCACGCGGCAATTCAAGCTGCGGGTTGTCGCGGAACCGCTGGTCATCGCGGGCAGCGCGCCGGATGGCGACGTGGGTGTCCCCTACAGCTACACCTACACCGTCTCGGGCGGCGTGCAGCCGTACATGTTCGGGCTCATCAGCAGCTACCTTCCGGACGGGCTCTACATCACATCCGGGCCTGGCGCCGATGAAGTCACGATCGAAGGCACGCCGACCGTCAGCGCAGTCAATCACTCGTTCACCATCGGCGTGTGGGACGCGCAGACGCCTACGGCTGCGTACGCGCAGATCACGGACACGATCAGCATCGTTTCTGTCTCGTATCACATCATGACCGAGGTCGGTGACGCCATCGCTGCCGAATCCGGCGACCTTCTGAGGACTGAATAAATGGCCGACGTAAAAATCTCCGAACTCCCATCTGCCGATCCTCTGGACGGCGATGAGCTGGTGCCAGTCGTGCAGGATGGCGTCACTGTTAAAACGACGCTGGCAGACGTCGCTGCACTCGCCGGTGGAGGTGGCGGTGCGAACGTTTGGTATTCGGAAACGCCTGGATCGCACACGTGGACGAAGCCCGATGGAGCATCCTATGTCTATGTGCGCTTGCTCGGAGGTGGCGGCGGCGGCGCCAGTGGCAGCCGCGGCAGCGGGGCAAATGGAGTAGGCGGCGGCGGCGGCGGCGCGATGATTGAGGGCTGGCTGCCGGCGTCTGCGCTAGGGGCGACGGAGTCCGTCACGATTGGCGCGGGCGGCGCGGGCGGCGCCGCACTCACGTCAGGCGATCTGCCTAACGCTGGCGCTGACGGCGGCGACACCACGTTTTCCACATTGATTGCGTATGGAGGCAATGGCGTTGGCGCGGGATATCACTCCGTTGGCGCCAGTGGGGCAGGCGCGGGAGGCCGCGCGATCGGTTCGACGGGAGGAACTTTTGGCGGAGGGAATTCCGGGGGGTACAACAATTCCGGAGAGTCTGACACCCATGCAAAAAACCCGTTGGGCGGCGCGGCCGGAGGCGCGGGCGGCAGTGATTCTGGTTACGACGGCAGCAGGGGTGGTCAGGCGATGTACGGCGGCGGCGGTGGCGGCGGCGGCGGCGGACACAGCGGAGCCACTGGCCGCGCTGGAGGTCAAGGCGGGGCCACGATATCCGACTGGACTCGACCGGCGGCCGGAACCGCTGGCAATGGGTCGACTCCGGGCGGTGCGGGCGGAGACGGGCAGAGCCTCCTGTATGCCGGAGGCAGTGGTGGCGGTGGCGGAGGCGGTGGGTCGAGTTCCACTGTCGGAGGTCGCGGCGGCGATGGCGGTCTCGGTGCTGGCGGCGGCGGCGGCGGTAGCGGAGTGAACTCGGGTCGTGGCGGCAATGGCGGCAATGGCTTCGCGTTGATCATTACGCTGTGAGCGGCCTTCGCTACTCCACATTCGACCCCGCCGCGCTCGGGCCGTTGCTCGCGCTCGAATCCGCGAACACGATCGTCCTGCCGACTGCGACGACCGACATCAATCGCACGGCGCGCGCGTTGTACGGGAAGCAGGCGTTCTCGTGGTACGCCGAGTTCGCCGCGTGGGGCGACGACGACATCAGCGATGCGGTGTCGTTCGGCCTCGTGACCGAGGATGCGAGCCTGTCCACCTACGTCGGCGGCGACGCGGATGGCTACGGCTACCGCGTGGCCGAGGGGCAAATCCACAACGCAGGCGCGAGCGTGCAGGCGGTCACTGCTGGCGGACCCGGCGACATCGTTGGCGTGTGGCTGAACATCATCGACACGACCGCAACGGTGACGTGGTTCTTGAACGGCATCGCGCTGCACACGGTGACGCTGCCGAGCACCGGGCCATGGTATCTCGCTGCTTCCGTCAGCGCGCCGCGAAGCGACATCATCAAGGCGTGGCTCAACACCGGCCAGCGCGCGTTCGAGTTCCCGGTCGCTGGCGCTGAAGGATGGTTCGAGTACCCGCCCGAAGTTCCGACGATCCGCGTCAGCACGCGCGACTTGATCCTGCCGCCAGACGATCCGATCCCGAACGCCGTCTACGAGGGCCGGCTGCGCGACGACAACATCGAGATTGTCCAGTCGCTTGCCTTCTGGCCGGACGGCCGCAGCCAGACGCAAGGCAGCGCGGTCAACATCACGATCGCGAACGGCGACGGCGCGCTCGACGGTTTGCTCGACTTCGACCTGCGCGATTTGCCGGTGACGCTCGAATGGATCGAGCAAGGGCAATCCATCCTGTCAGCCGATCACGTCGCAGACATGATCGTGGACGACCTGCAGGTGCTCGACGACGGCGCGCTGCGCCTGCGCCTTTCGTCCGCCATGTCCGTGCTCGACGCCCCGCTGCAGAACATGATCTTCCCTCCATCCGCCGATCCCGTCGTCGCCGGCAAGCCGTGGCCGATCCTCGAAGGCGCCGCGCGCAGCGTCACGCCGGTGCTTGTCGACCCGGTGAACCGCATCTACGCGCTCAGCGATCGCGCAATCGTCGGGTGGGGCTACATCCGCGACATGGGGGCGCCGCTCGATCCCAATGACATCCCGCCGGGATATGTCATCAGCGACGACTTCCGCGGCGTCGTCCTCGAAACAGAACCGGTCGGAAAGCTGACGGCGGACGCATCCAGCACGGGCGGCGGCACTCTGCCGAGCCTGGCGGATGACATCTGGCTAGGTTACGGCAGGCCGTTCGCGGAGGACAGCAACGGCGACTTGATCGGGTTCGATGATGTTGTGGACGCCGCCTATCTAGCAATCGGCAGGCTCCTGTTCACATCCTCCAGTCTCGCCGGCGTCGGTCGCGTCGCGCTCACGTCCGCGCAGATGGATGAGGGCAGGCACTATCGTTACCGCGTCGTCGTCCAGTACATCGCGCCGCCCCACTCGTTCGGGCAGCCCTACGTCGCATTGACCACGGCCGGCGGAATCCCGCTGGTCTCGTGGACGACTTCGGGCACGTACGAGGGCGTCATCACTGCCTCGGCCAACATCGTTCCCCGGCTCGTGTTCGGAACCGCTCTTCATGGCACGCAGGCGATCATCCGCGAGGCGTACATCCTCGAAATCCCCGACACCTACACGCCGTCTAACATCAACGCGATCACCCTGACCGACTTCGTGCGCTCGATCGTCGAGGACCGCGCCGGCCTTCCTGCATCGGCGTGGTCGCGCGACGACACCGAGGCCATCGACGCAGCCACCGGATACGCCGGTATCGGGTTCTACGCATCGGAGCCGACGACAGTCCGCGCCGCGCTGGAATCCGTGCTGAACTCCTACTGCGCATGCGCGTGGGTCGACAGCGACGGCGTGCTGCGATTCACCCGTCTGACACCGCCCGAGGACGAGAAAGCCGTGGGCGAGATCACGGCAGCCGAGATGTTGTCCGAGCCCATCGTCCGCCCCGACCTCGCGCCGAACCTTTCGACGCAGATGCGGTTCCGAAAGAACTGGACCGTTCTCGGCGAGGGCGACTTCGTGACCGATTTTGTCGTCGTGCCGCTGGCCGTCCGGCAGGCGCTGTCGCAGCGGTTTCAGGGGATCGCGGCATCGGCAACACCACTGAGCGCCACGTACGCGCAGGCGGTCAACGCAGACCCGGCCGAAGTGCTGCTCGACGTTGCAGAGGACGCTCAGGCCGAGATCGATCACGTGGCCGGCTACTACGGCACGCTGCGCAAGATCTACACGTTCGAGGTGTCCGCCGAACTGCCGGTTCAGATCGGCCAAGTCTGGACCTTGGTCTATCCGCGGCACGGCCTCGGCGCCGGCAGGAATCTGCTGGTGTCAGGCATGTCCCGCCGGCTCGGCGCCGAAACCCTACTGCTGACCCTGAGGGGCTGAAATGCTGATCTCCTACTCACGGCCCGAATCGATCGCGTGGACGCTCGTCGGAACGGGTGCCGCATTCCTGACCGACGACGACCGGCTGACCAACGGACGGCCCGAGTCCGGCACGCGCATCCAGTGGCTCTCTGGCGCGCAGACGACCGCTTCCGTGCTCGACATGCAGGCTGTCTGGCCGGCAGCCGCCACGATCCGCCTGTGCGGCCTCGTGGGCCTCACGTTGCCCGTTGGCACGCGCATCGTGTGCGGCCTGCGCCGGCCGGCCGACGCGAACTTCGACTACGTGACCGCCGAGTGCCGCGTCGTACAGCGCCAGGACGGCGTGCGCGTCGCGTGGTTCCCGTTCGATGCCGGCTTGGAGCCGTGCATCGGCGCTGAGTTCGCCATCTACAACGATGTCGGCGGGTCGTCCCCCATTGTCGCTGATTCGACGTTCTCGATCGGCGAGGCGTGGATCGGCGAGGGTGAAGCTTGGTGCATCCGGCCGCAGTACGAATCCAGCCGGTCGGACCTGTCGCGTCTGAACAAGTCCATCGGCGGCCAGCCGTTCCCCGTTCGACGCAGGGCAGAGGCGCTGTCGCAACTTGAGTTCACGCCGCAGGTCTACACCGACGCCTATGCGCGCACGGGAAGCCTGGCCGACCTGCGCGAGCGCATGCTGGCATACGAGCCTGTCGTCGTCGTGCCGATCACCGGCGAGCCGTTCACGCGCACGCCGATCACGCTCGCGAACGTCAACCGGCATGCCGAGTTCGGCTATTGCAGCTCGCCCGGCCCGATTGTTGGAGATGCCCCGCGGTTCGTGATGTCGGCACAGTTCATCGCGCCCCCGGCGCTGTTGCCGATCGAGGCAGTCACGGATTCATCGGGGTCGTAGGAAATCCCCTACACGCCGGCGCCGCGATCGCCCATTCCTCGGTGCGCCACCGCCGCGCATCCTTCGCTTGTCCGGTGTCCTTGGCCGCTTCGCCCAGTGTCCTGCGTGGCGGCCGACGCCGGGCGTTTTGGACAGACGCCCAGATATTGGACAGCAAAAAGGGGCAGCATCGCTGCAAGCCCCTTGAAAACGTGGCGCCCTCTAGGCGGTCAGCCTGTCGCGCTCCCGCCTCGCCTCGTCGCGAGCCTCGCACAACGCGCGCAGTTCGGCGCTGTCGCGGTGATGCTGCTCGACCAGCGCAGCGATCTTCGCGGCGTCGGACTCGATGCGGGCGGCGGCTTCGGCGTACAGGCCAGTCGGAAGCGCAGCGGCGGCGCGCAACCGTTGCACAAGAGGATCAGCGGCGGTCATGGCCACCTCCCGCCGCGCCGTCGAGCGCGGCAATCTCCCGGTTGCGTGTTTCAGCCGCAACGCAGCAGCCATCGACGCAGTTGTCAACGGCCTCCAAAGATTGCGGGTCGTCGTCCGACAGAATCCACACGCGGGCCATGTAGCGTGCGCCCTCCCGCAGCCTGTCCCTCTCCGCCTCCTGACACCACCCGTAGTCGTGCAGCACATCATCCAGCGACTCGCCGGCTTCGATGCGCGACGCAGCGGTGGCGAACATCGACGCCGGGCCGCCCAGCGGGTTGCCGGCTTGGTAGCGGCGCACGGCGGCCAGTTCTGCGCGCAGCCGCTCGATTTCGTCGGCGGCGTCGCCCAACAAAGCATTCGACATCCTCGTCATCGCCTCTGTCAGCTCATCGACCGGCCCGAGTCGCACGGCGTGGTACGGGGCGTGATGCGGCCTTGCGTTGTCGGCGAACGCCGCTTTATTGCGCGCGTCTTCCTCGTCCTTGCACAGCATCGCCGTGCCTGTCGATCCAAGGCAGTACCAGCGCGCGGGGATTTTGTTCGTGTCGCTCATGCGGTGTTATCCACTGGATTCAGGTGTTATCCCGCGGATTTGCGGGATAACGCGTGTTGGGCGTCTTGCTGTCATCGAAGCCGTGCTCAACGGCTCGCCAGTCGCCGCGCCTCGCTTCGCGCATGTCCGCCGCTCGGAACTCGGCCGTGCGCTGCCGGCGAAACTTGCGCGCCGCGTTCACGTCGGCGGTCAACGTCATGTTCACTTGGCAGGCCATGTAGAGCCCGGTGCTCTGGCCTTCCGGGGTGAAGTTCTCCACCAGCCAGGCGTAGATCATGAGTAGTCCTCGTCAAAGCTGCAAGGCACGGTCCACTGCTTGCCGCAGCGGTGGCACTCCACGATGTCGTGTTCGTCAACCACGCCGCAGCAGTCAACCGTGCGCGGCTCGGGGCAGCGGTGCGTGTGCTTCTGGCAAAGCTCGGGCTTCTCGGCATCGTGCAGGCTGCACCCGCCTTTGATCCGGCCGCCTTCGTATCGCTTAGGTGTGGTCAATCTTCACTCCTCCATGGGTCGCCACACGCACGTCATCGTGTCGTACTGGCTTCGGCAGTAGTCCCATACGGGTTGCTCGCACCACGGGCAAATCGGCGTGCCATCCTCTGCGCGCTCCGGCACCAGCCGCCCAACATGTCGCTCAACCGGAGTACCAACGGCCGGCAACTCATCAGCGTCTCTTACAGGTTGGCTCATGGCCGTTGGTCCCCGGTTAGCTTTGCGTTAGCGGTCAGCAAGTCGCCTTGTTCCGCCGTCCCGCCAAAACCGACTTTTGATTGCGCGTCCTCTATCCTCTGACAAGCAATGTCGAAATATCGGCGTTCCAATTCAATACCCACGAATCCACGCCCGTGCATCACAGCGGCAACGCCAGTGCTCGCAGAACCCATGAAGCAATCAAGAACCACAGCATCGGAAGGCGTTTTCTTCACCAATGCGGCCAGCAGGTCAACCGGCTTTTCTGCCGGGTGTACTCGTTCCTTCACCGGCACGGCACGGCATCGAATAATGTCTCCATCCCCAGTCGGGATTTGTTTGGCCTCCGGCATTTCTCCCCATGCAATCAATTCGTGCTGGTGCCGCCATGTGTAGCCGTTGAATGAAACAACCTTGTCCCAAATCAACGGTCTTACCCTTTTGCAGTGCGGGTA